TGAGACAGAACTGGCACTCCAAAAACAAATAAGCATAGAGAATCACAACAGAGTAAGCAGCTTGTTAGCAGTTGTCGGAGTAGGATTAACCATTATAACAATACTGATAAATGTTTACTTCAACATAATACACTAACTAAAAAGGAATGGTGCACTATTTAATAGGTTCTGCACCAATTATAAGGAGAGTACCCTATTATGGTAAAATTCAATGATGAGATATGTAACGAATTATGCAAATACAGGGAAGAAGGATTAACCATAAACGATTGTGCCGCCCTTGTTGGAATAGGCAGAAACACAGTTACTAGATGGGTGCAAAAAGGGGAAAAAGCCAAGAGTGGCAAATATCATGATTTTTATATAAGATGGCAAAGAGCCAATGCTAAATTCAAAAGGTTACATCAAAATCATATTGCTAACAGTAATAGTTGGTTAGCACATCAATACCTGTTACAGGTTACCGACCCTGAAACCTATGTTGTGGCAGAGAAACAGGAAATGGAAGCCAACATCAACGCGGAGGCTAACCTTAATGCAGATGTAGACCTAACAAGTGACGACTTCCTAAACCGCGAGCTTGACCTGATGAAAAAGATAATCGAGGACAAAAAAGAATGATAAGTGCGGAAGAGATAAGCCGAACCAATCATGGTGTAATGGGATTGGGAAGATGGAGCATTTATATTAACAATGGGTACTGGCAACCAAGAGACTTCGATGTCCTTATAATTGAATTATTACAGTATGCATTGCAAGGCAGGGTAAGTAAGATATTGTTAGGTGTTCCGAGTAGGCATGGCAAATCAACACTCATATCAAAGAATTTCGCTTCATATTTCCTAGCACACTTCCCAAATGATAAGGTTATATTAACTGCTTATAGTCAAGGATTAGCCAGTGAATTCGGTGGACAAGTCAAAGACGTACTAAACTACTACGGAAACCTATCACCCTATAAAGTCTCATTATCCACAGACAGTAAAGCCAAAAACAAATTCAAACTAAACCACCCATACCATGGCCAAATGCTAGCCGTTGGAGCAGGAGGTAGTATCCTAGGTTTCGGAGCAGGCTTATTCATAGTCGACGATCCAATCAAGAATGTTGCGGATGCTGAGTCAAGTGTTAAGCAGCAGCGATTGGCGGATTGGTTTGGGGGTACTGCTAAGACACGATTGGAAAGGCGGAGTAATGGGTTACCACCCATCATGCTTGTTATCGCTCAAAGATTACACTTGAAGGATTTGCATGGTATTATCCGTGAGACCGAACCAACAATACCTGCAAAGGAAGGCCTAGCAATACTCCGTAATGGTGGCACTATAGACCCTAACACTTGGATAGACCTTAACATTCCTGCAATCTGTGATAGTCCAGATGATTTATTAGGCCGTGAGATTGGCGAGGCTCTTTGGCCACAACAGAGAAGTACAGAGTGGCTGATGGCAGAAAAAAAAGCCATGGGCAGCTACCTATTCAATGCAATCTATCAGGGACAACCAGTAGAACGAGACGGGAACATCTTCAAAAGGGAATGGTTTATGGATGACCGAACACACCATATTTATAATCAGATAACACTGGATGAACTTCCAAAGGATTTGCCAATGCTCAGGTACTGGGACTTCGCCGCATCCGGTAAGGATGGAGACCAAACCAGCGGACTACTCACCGGCTACGATGGAACTAACCTATACTTCATCGACCTAGTACATGGCAACTGGTCCAGTAACGAGGTACTTAAAAGATTCAAAAAGACAGCACACCGTGATGGTAGGGGTGTACTGATTAAGATAGAGCAGGAACCAGGCTCAGGCAGTAAACTATTAATCAGCAGGTTCCGTAATGAGAAAGACCTCAGGAAACACCACATCAGGAGTGACAAGGTCAACCTGAAAAAGAATGTAAGAAGCTTCGACCTGGAAGCCATAGCCGAGGACCACCGATGCTACTTCGTAAAGGCTGATTGGAATATAGACCTAATAGACCAACTAGTCAGTTTCACCGGCAAAGAAGGAGCCAGTGATGACATGGTCGACACCGCAACAGGAAGTGCAAGGCACTGGTTAAGACCAAAACGAAAAATCAAAGCATAAAACAATATAAAGTGATACCGTATGACAAAAAAGAGACATAGTGACAGTTTCATAGTAACCATAGATGATAATGATGGAATGCACCTCGTAGACCAATTAGAACTCAACAAGTATTCCTTGAAAGCGAATATCGACCCCGCGACTGGGAGCAAACAAGAAATATCTGACCCTTTGAAACAAGGCATCAGCATATTGAATCCGAAGTATGATCCATATGACCTTGTGCAGTTATTGGATTTGTATACTTATCATGCAAGTGCAGTCGAGGCTGTGGCGGTTGATACTACTGGTGTAAGTTATACCTTGAAGCCATTGGAGGGTGTGGAGCCGGTAGAAGCCGAGAAAGAACGATTTACTGAGGTATTGGAGAATAGTACACCATCAATCAATACCCAGTTACAAAGAATGGTATACGATAGACGGGCTATTGGTTATGGTGCAATCGAAATCATAAGAGAGGATACCAGTAAATCCGATATTATAAGGCTCAAGCATATTCCTGCACAAACTCTCCGCCGTCATACTGATATGAAAAGAGTCCTACACACTACACCTGATGGAAAGCGTGTATGGTTCGTAATCTATGGCAAGAACTATGACCAGGATGGAGTGTTATGTGATGTTGATGCCGATACCGGCGAATTCTACCCATACAACAGTCTACCAGCAGAGCGTAAAGCTAATGAGTTACTTTGGAGTATGGAGTACGCACCAGGAACCGATTACTACGGAAGACCACCAATAGTCAGTTGTTTAGGCTCAATCAAAGGTGACATTGGTGCGGTCAAGTATAACAATGCATTCTTTGACAATTACGGTATGCCAAAGTTTGCTATTACTGTGACTGGTGACTTCGCAGATTATGACTTGGAACCTGATGACCCTGAGTATGATGTCACACAGACACTCCGGTATAAGATTGGTCAACAGATTAAGGAAGTCATCAAGAACCCACACAGTGCAATATGTATAACTATTCCGAGTGAGGGTGAAGAGGGTAATGTTGACTTGAAGATTACACCATTATCAGTACAAGCTGAGGAAGGACATTTCCGTATGTATCGTAAGGATACCCGTGATGAAGTATTGCACGCGCATCAGGTAGACCCAAGCAGGTTAGGCATCTTCGATAGTGGTAATCTGAATGGCAGTAACAGTGAGTCAACAATGGCATCCTATAAGTATGGTACTATCGCTCCAATCAAATCCGAGTGCGAAGCTTTGATAAACCAAATCGGAACTGAATTAGGAGTTACTAGTTGGAAGTTCAGTATTGAGGAAGTGGCACCAATCGATTACACAAAGGATTTAGCATTGGCGGAGTTCCTATTCCAAAGAGGAGCAATGACCATCAAGGAATTAATTGATAACTTCGGAAACAAATTCGGATTAACAATTGAAGACCCTGATGATTACTACTTGAATGCAAGATACTTGAATAATATTCCTTTGGAGCAGGTTTGGAATAATACTGAGAATAATCCTATGCTCGAAGTGGACTCAATACTCGGCAGTTTGGAAGACCAATTATGGAATGATAATGAAGAGGTAGAGGATGACATTATCACAGAAGACCAAGAAACAGTTACTGGCAAGCCAGGTAGCATTGAAGCGAAGGCAGAATAATGAAGCCCAGCTTGAAAAGGAATTAGGCCGTTTCTTCCGTAAGCTTAAAAAGAGTGTCTTGAAAGAGTTAAATGAGTATTGGAGCGATTACCAGTTGCTCCAAGGTCAGGTTAATCTGATGCTAAGCCCTGTTCATGAGGCTCACAAGGAGTATTATGAGATTATCAGGAAGTATAAGCTCCGTGAGTATGGGTTGGGTAAGGCTGAGGCGAAACGGTTGACCAAGCGAGCAAACAAGGATAAGGTTGCTTTAAAGGCCGCCACTACATTAAGCATTCAGGGATTCATAGACAAAGATAAGAATAACTTGTTTGGCACAATCCCAAAGGCAGAAGAAGACCTACTCAACAGAACATTCCGAACCAGCCAAAACACACTAAACAGAGTAGACAACCAACTTAATCAGATTATAAGTGATGGTTACCGAGAGGGAAAGGGCATAAACAAGGTCGCAAATGACATTACCCAAAGGTTCGACCAGTTAGCGGACTGGGAAGCTCGACGAATCGCACGGACTGAGATAAACACCAGTCATAACCAAGCAACAAGAGACCAATACAAGGAGGATGGTGTAGAGTACACTCAATGGATCGCCGCGAATGATGACAGGACACGTGATAGTCATGTGGATGTTGATGGTGAAATCATACCGATTGATGGTAAATATTCCAATGGTTTAGCGTTTCCTGGGGATACTAGTGGTCCTATTGAAGAATGGATTAATTGTAGGTGTAGTAATGCACCTTTCGTAGTGCCTTATGGTTTTATGGCACCGTCTTTTAGTCCGTTCAGGGAGTCTGACCTTGTGCCGATTAATACGGAAAGTTTAAGCGAACCAAGTCCTGAGCAGTTGGAGCAGAACCTCACTCAGGAGCAGAGAAGCCAATATGATGCTTATAGTAGGGCGGTTAATGAGGCACAAGCAGTTATTGATAGTAAGTTTAGTTTGCCAAGGGAGAGACTTCAGGCTAGGACTCAGTTGGAGTATAATTTGAGCCGGCTTAATCAGTTGAAGTTGGTGGCTAATGGTGAATTGGCACGTGGTTACCAAGGAATAATTGGAGCCGTGACAGCACCACAAGACCAACAAGAAGCGGAAACCGTGGATAACAGTTCAACCCTTAAAGAAAACTTAACTGATAAAGAATATCAAAGATACCAAAAATTAACAGAAAAACTTGAGAAGTATACTACTAAATTAAACAATCTCCCAGAGGGCAGTCCTCAAAGATTAATGTATGAAGCA